CAAAAACTCACCCAGATTCGCAGATAGCTCAAATACAAAACTCAATAAAGGAGTTTGGTTTTTTCGAGCCTATTCATGTGGATGAAAATAATACAATCTTATCGGGACACGCCAGAGTACAGGCTCTTGAGAATATGGGCGAAAAGAAAGTCCCTGCCATCTTGCTCTCAGGGTTAACCAAAGAACAAAAGAGCAAGATTGTTATAGCCTCAAACAAGATACAAGACAACGGCAGCTATAACGTGAGAGCTCTTCACGATGAAATTAATTTTATACTATCCGAAAACCCCGAATCAGACCTAAGCAGTGTTGGTTTCTCTGATTTTGAGCTTGAAAGCCTGCTGGATATGGATTTTACCCCCTTCCTTGAGCCTGTCGCATCTACCGCAGAAGTTACTGGCGACAATCTGCAATTAGCAGAGAGCAGAATGGCTGATTCAATTAATCATATACAACAAGACAAATCAATCAATGGCTTAGAGGTTATGTGTCCCTATTGCTCGGAGTCTTTTAAGGTAACGGGAACATGATCGAATCTGATGTGAAAAAACTATTGCTTAACTCTAGCTGGCGCTTTGCCAAGACAATGCCAGAAAATCCTCATTCTTATACAAGAAGAAAAGAATGGGATGACCAAGATGCTTTTGAGTGCGTAGTTGCCTACATACGAGAACATGGTGTCCCTGAGAGGTTTTACAGGTCAATATTTTATTACTTCTACTTGGATGATTATAAATACTGGACTATGGGTGCTCCTATAAATAAAACAATTCTAATAAACAGAGCCAAAGTTGAGGCTAAAAATGATTTCTAAAATAAAAAACCACAGATTAAAGTCAGGCGATGTAATGGATGGCATTGATGATCTGATGGATGGCGAGGTTGCTGATTTTATCTATTCAGACCCTCCGTGGGGGCAGGGGAATATTAAATATTGGCAAACAATAAACAAGCGCCACACAGGTAAAGAGCCTAGAAGTATTCTGTATACAGAGTTTTTGGATAAATTCTTTAAAATTGTCGCTAGATATACCAAAGATGTCGCGGTAATTGAGTACGGAGTAAGCTGGAGAGAGGACATAATAAAATATGCAGAGTCTTCTGGATTTGTTCATGGTGGATGCTGCGTTTCAATGTATAAAGCAGGGAAAATGCTCCCTTTAGATATTCATTTAATTAGTAAGAGCGGAAAATACAAAGTAACTAAGCAATTCGCTGATGGCTGTCTTGAAAATACAGGCTTCAAAGTGGTGGATTTTGTTTTTAACGAGATTCTGCCAGAGGATGCCAGCGTAGTCCTAGACCCAATGTGTGGGTTGGGCTACACAGCTCAGGCAACTGTAGATAGAGGGCTGTCTTTTAGGGGTAATGAGCTTAATCCAAAAAGACTTGAAAAAACAATGGCGAGGCTAAAATGAAGAAATATCACACCGCTCTAAAGGAAAGCGTTTTAGCAGAAAAGCATACTGGTGAGTCTAATTTTGAAACACACCCCAAAGGGCTAATGATTAAAAATGACATAATAAGATCAGGGCTTCCAGCGGAGTTTGATTCTTGTGATGTTTTGTATAGCGACCCTCCGTGGCCTCATGGATGGCATATATTTAATAAAAGGGCGGGAGTCAACGGGACTACCTATCAGCAATTGTGTGATGCAATAACCAAGATAATAAAGCAAGGAAAGCCCACATATCTATGTCTAGGAAAAAGTCTGCTTGGCAAGCTACCAGAGCCAAAAATAACAAGAGATGTAATATTAAACGGAGATAAAATAATTTTAGCTATTTGGAATGATAATGCTTGGCTAAATGCCGCCGAACAACATCGCCTCGGAATTGGATTTCAAGAGACGCTTTCAACTAGAGATGTTTGCATAATGTTAGCCAGTAGATACAAATGTATTGGTGATTTTGCTTGTGGATACGGGGAAAGCGTTCGTAATTTTTTAGATGGCGGCGGGGCTAGACATAAATTTGTCGCATCTGATTATAACGGAAATTGCATATCTGTAATGTCACAAGAAATGCTCAAATATTAGTGAAAATCTATTTGAAACAGAATGTCTGGGATGCGGCTCTGGAAAGAATGGGAAGGGTTTTTGATGATTTTGAAAATGTAATTATCAGCTCAAGCGGGGGGAAGGATAGCGCGGTAATAATGGAGCTGGCTTTAATCGTTGCGGAGGAAAGAGGCAGATTACCTGTCAAAATGCTTTTCTTAGATCAAGAAGCTGAGTACAGGATGACTATAGAATATATGCGAATTGCTATGGTTGACCCTAGAATAGAGCCTCTTTGGATGCAAGTGCCTATCAAGCTGTTTAACGCAACCTCAATGGAAGAGCCGTGGCTGATGTGCTGGAAAGAAGGGGAAGAATGGATGCGTCCCAAAGAAGAAATAAGCATAAAAGAGAACATTTTTGGGACTGATAGGTTTCACGACATATTTAAAAACATGATAGATCATTACTTTCCTGACAATTCTGCTTGTTATCTGGCTGGAGTAAGAGCAGAAGAAAGCCCTCAACGCCTTGCTGGATTAACGGCAAAAGCGACTTACAAAGAGATTACTTGGGGGAAAGTATTAAATAAAAAGAAAGGTCATTATACGTTTTATCCTATTTACGATTGGTGTTTGAGCGATGTCTGGAAAGCTATAGATAATAATGGCTGGAACTATTGCAGAATTTACGACGAGCTATATAGATACGGCCTAGCTCCTCACAGAATGAGAGTATCTAACCTACACCATGAAACGGCGGTTCACAGCTTATTCTTTTTGCATGAAATTGAGGGGGATACATGGGATGCGCTAACCAAGAGGTTGAGCGGTATCAATCAAGCAAAGCACATGGAAAAGAGTGAAATGTTCGCGGTTCAGAAGCTGCCCTATATGTTCAGCGGATGGAAAGAATACAGGAACTATTTGACTGACACGCTGATAACTATTGACCGCAATAAAGAGAAGTTTCATAACCGTTGGGCAAAAATGGACAAAATCTACAAGGAAATGAAAAAACCCGAGGTATTGTATAAAAAGCAAATTAGCTCAATATTGGTTAATGATTGGGAGTTTGTAAAGATTGAGGGTTTTCTTAATTCACCACCAATGATTACTTATCGCGAATGGTTTAAAGGCAAGCTATCAGCTAGAACCAGATCATTGTCTAATTTGATACATATAAAGGATGAATATCTTGGACCTATCTAATGTTGCAAGGGAATACTTAAGGGCGCTTAATCCTATTCAAAGAATTGATGCAATTAACGAGATTAAACAGGTGTTGAGCGAATGTTCTCCTGTTGGAGGCCAGCCTGTAGATAAGGTTATATGGGTTGACGTTGAAGATGTTGAAGCTAATGACTACAACCCTAATAGTGTGGCGGGTCAGGAAATGTCTTTGTTATACACCTCAATAAAGCATGATGGTTACACTCAGCCAATAGTTACGATATACGACGAGGACAGAAAGAAGTACGTCATCGTGGACGGGTTCCACAGATACTTTACAACTAAAACTAATGAAGATATTAGAGAGAAGAACTTTGGTAAACTACCTGTAGTTGTGCTGGACAAAAACATTAACGAAAGAATGGCATCTACTGTCAGGCATAACAGGGCTAGAGGAAAGCATTCAGTAGACGGTATGTCTAGCATGGTGTTTAGTATGTTAGACAACGGGTGGAAAGATGCTGATATATGCAATCACTTAGGAATGGAAGCTGACGAGCTATTAAGGCTAAAGCATATCACTGGATTTTCTAAGCTGTTCAAAGATGCAGAATACAGTAAGAGCTGGACAACCAAGACCCAAATACTGGCTAAGAAGAAATATGAGGAGTCCTTAAATGGAACTAATTGAAGGCGTGGGCGGGAGGCCAACCAAAGGTCTAACTCCGGAGGAAGTAAATGAGGTTGCGGTCTTGGCTTCAGTGCTAACAAAGGGTCAATTGGCTGATTACTACGGCATGTCAGAAAATACTTTCAGAGCAATAGAAGAGCGACAGCCAGAGGTTTTTGAGGCTTATAAAAAAGGCAGAGCAAGAGCCATAAGAGCGGTCGCTGGAAACCTTATTAAACAAGCGGCAGAAGGGAACACAACGGCAGCGATATTTTACCTAAAAACTCAAGCTGGATGGAAAGAGCAAGATGTAACATTGATAGACGGTCAATTTGATAACGTAATAAAGATAATCCGTGCTACTAGCCCTGACTAAACCTCAAGAAGATTTTGTATTTTCTAAAGTGAGATTCCCTGCAATCATTGGAGGATTAGGCTCAGGCAAGACAAAGGCTGGTACAGCGAGGCTTGTTCTGCTTATGCTGGCCGACAAGGGGACTAATGCCGCATATTATATGCCCACCTATGATCTTTTGCGGCTCAGGGCTTTTACGGGGCTAGAAGAGGAGCTTGCGTCGCTTGGCGTGGGTTATGAAAGCAACCGAGGCGATTTTTCCATAAAGGTTATAGGTTATGGCCTGATAATATTGAGGTCATACGACAATCCGGAAAGAATTGTAGCTTATGAGGTTGCTCACTCTATTGTTGATGAGCTAGATACTCTAGCAAAACCAAAAGCAGAGCTAGTGTGGCGAAAAATTACAGAAAGGAATAGGCAGAAATGCATACATCCTCAAGGAAACACAGTGGGTTGTGTCACGACTCCAGATCAAGGGTTCAGCGGGTTCATTTATAAACGCTGGTTTAAAAATGCAACAATCAACACTGAGGTTATCAAAGCTCCTACGGCAAGCAATCCATTTTTGCCAAAGGGGTATATCGATCAAATCAAAGAAAACTATGACGCCACTTTAGCTAACCTGTATCTGAATGGAGACATGGTAAGCCTCACCCAGAACAAGGTTTATCACTTTTTTGACAGAGGGAACCACCATAGCGACAGAGTCCTATACTCTGACGATGATCATGTGATGATTGGGGTAGATTTTAATATCGGAGGATGTTGCGCTATTGTTAGTGTCG